TCTGTCCAAAAATACCACTAGAGCGCACTGAGGGGCTCTGATCGGGCTTAGAGCCAAACACGTCAAAAGCAACTTTAGAGAACCTCTGAGTGTCGCTAGGGAAGAGATCCTTGACCATGAACCAGTTTCTAAGTAGGTCATGGCAAAAGACACTGAAAGCATCTGCACGGTCTTGTGCTGCTGATATAACTAAAACCTTTGTATCTGGGTTCTTCCGTAGTCTCCAGAGTACGTAACCTGCTGTGAGGAAGCTCTTACCACATCCTCGATAGGCCATGATAATTCTCCTGTTAGGACCGTTCTGCAAATAGTCTGCAAGTTGGTACTGAACAGGAGTAGGGCTTGGAAGTCTTAAGAAGTGCCAAAGATGGGTAGCAAAAACAGGGAAGCTGTTAATTGCTTCCTTAATGATCTGCTTATGGTCACTACTAGGCACTTATATAAGACTTAACTTTGGACATATCAATCTCAGGTAGAGCGTTGATCATCTCGCCAATAGCAGAGACATCACCGTTCTTATCAAGAGTGATACCTTGGTCTTTAAGGAACTTAATAGCGTTAGCTAGGTCAGAAGCCTTAACGTTTTCAGAGTTAAGTTGATCAACAAGTTTAGTAGCAACTAACCTGTGTAGACCTTGGAGTTCATCCTCCGTAGCCATACCTACTGGTTTTCTTCTAGTCATGTTATTTCTTTGGGAATAGATTCTTTTTAATCAACTCTACGGCAGCATCGTCTATAGTGTTATCAGTAGACTCAACAAGCTTTGAAAGCAGGTCTACAATCAACTGCTTAACTGCATCAGATTTTAAGAAGACAAAGAGAATAGGTTTAACTAGAAGTACCATTGGAATAAATTAATTCATAGTAATACTAGTCCATCCAGTTATAATCCCGCTTTCTTTTCTCCTTCTTAACTTCTATAAGGCTTAAGAGCCTATCGGCATATTCAGGATCAGCAGTTCGACTTTGTTGAATTAGGAGCTCCGCAAATAGAAGATACACCCTCTCCACATCCATCTCCTCTTGAAGCTGAACTTCAGGCGATAGAAGCTGCCTTAGTCGCTCGTGCCAAGAGACGTGAGATGGAATTTCATTCTTTGGGCCACTCCGCCACATATCGGCAAACTTTTCCTCGATTGACAGAGGAATGTACATCTGAATCATGTCGAGAGCTTCCTTCTGATGAAGCTGACCAGAGTAGTAGGTAGCTACGTCACGGAGTGAGAATTTCAAGCTGGTTTTGGTTTTGGAGGTAGTTTAACTGGTTCTCCTGGTTTTTTCTTACCACCAGGAATTTCGTTCTCTTTCCAACCATCCTTCATAGAGATGCGGGAGTCACCCCCAACATACACGGTTCCTCGATGTTCTCTTTGCATGATTAAAAGCTAATAATCTCTATACTACCAACTTAGTCCTGTGTGATGCTTAATACCAGGATGTTTAGTTTTTACTGCGTGTTTTATGATATCGCCTCTTTTACCTTTAGGTAGATAAACACCTTCTCTAGGGCCTATAGGATTCTTAGATCCACCCTTTCGTTGGTAACCACCAATTCTATTTTTCTTCCAACCGAACATAGGTATTTAGGTTTATATTAATATTATAGAGCTTTTCCTTAATGACAGAAGATACTAAGAAAAGTCTTATAGGAAAGATTAAAGGTGGAATAGAGGATCAGGAACAACAGATTCAGATCCTTGGTACATTTGTACGCCTTGGAGTAGTAGTTTGGTCAGGATTCATAATTTCTTTGAATTACTTACCTTTGCCTGGTATGACTGAGGAGAAGAACAACGATATCACATTTATAACTTTCGTTTTTACTTCAGCTTTAGCTACCTTTGGGATTGATACAGCCAAGAAGAAAGAACATAAAGACAAAACTAGTGGGGCTACACAAACTATAATCATAGAAACTCCAATTAAGATTGAAGGAGTGGATAACAAAAAGGTAACCAAAGTATGAGAAAATGCTTAATACTTTTGCTCCTGCTAACCCCAATTACTGCAAGGGCAAATCCAATTACGCCTCAGTTCACTCAAGGATCGATGCAATCGACTACAGTGACTCAGGTCGATATCGAGGAAACGATAGAGACAGAGATATTTGGGGGTGTATATTCTAAATGGACTGGAGAGAATATAACTCATACCTCAGCAAGCTCTGGAGGACTAGTAGATACAGATTCAATCTTTACCCTCCACACCGCTGGAGATCCCTTCACACTGGAGATAACAACCAGAGCAGCAGGGGTAGTAGAAACAATCGATATAGACAGAACCATAGAACAAACCTCCACTACTACATCGCTCTCTGTCTTCTCTCAATAAGTCTTCCAGTATTAGCAGAAGATGATCCAAAAGTAAGTAACACCTCGAATCCGCAGGCGGCAGCGACCGGAAATGTCACCAATCAAGCGGTGCAGTTCCAAAATAATGGAGCACCGTCGAGACAGCAGTTAGGACCTTCCATTGTTTGCAACGGTTCTACCATGACTTTCACTCCATTTTATATGGGTAATCATGTCAAACCTTTTGATGAAGATATGTCTTCTGAGGGTTACACAATGAATGAGAATTGGGGAGTTCAGTTAAACTTTATGGTCCCACTTGATGGATCAATAACTGAGCAATGTAAAGCTATTGGTAGAAGACAAATGGAGAAGATGAGACTGGACTATGAGTTAGTCCGTATGAAGGAATGTGCTGCCCTTCAACAAAAAGGTTTTACTTTACGGCCTGGGAGCCGCCTTGAACATATCTGCTCCGACGTTGTGCCAATCTCTGCCTTGACCAAGAAGGTACCTCTTTCCCTCGACCCCGTTGTACCTTTTTCACAACCTGAGTCAGAAGAGGTTTTAGGATTTGAACACTCCTTTTAAACATTGCTGTAGCTGTCAAAGTAGCTACGACACTGACAGCGGCTGTAGTCCCTGCTGCTACTAGTATCTCTTCTTTAGGAAAAGGTACATTTATATCTGTAAAGGGTATAGTTAGTTCAGTGACCTCCTGTGAAAATGAAGGTATTTGTGGTGTTTGCGGTTTTGGTTGGGGCTTGTCTTCTTTCTCTTCCCCACCTTCAGCGTCTACTCCTGGGGGTGGTTGTAGATCAGAAGGTGGAACAACTAAAGGAACATATCGAGGAATCTCTGCCGTTGGAATCTCCAGAGTTACCCTTGGAATTTCCAGCGCCTGCGGTAGAGAATAACGTGGCAGGAGAGGTGGCTCTCCCATCTGTTAACTAGGCTTATTAGCTACTAAGAAAGCAGTGTAGTCAGTCTTTACTTGAGAAGTCCACGCAGCGTTGCAGATTGCCTGTACATCAGCGTCCTCTCCAGAAATGTCTGCTAGAACTAGATCATCTTTATCTGAACCTGACCCACCTTTAAGTGCTCCAGGTTGTAGTACTTTTCTATGAAAGGAACGGTTAAGTTCCACACCATCTTCTTTAATGATGGTTGCAGTTCTTACCTGTATGTTCCATTTATTAACGATTTCAATTTTGTCGTTCTCTAATGTTTTTGTAATTGCCATTTAAGGAAGCTCTCCGAGCTAAATAGGTTTATGGCTTAGTTTTGAGACTTAGCGACGGTCTTAGGCTGCCTGGTAACTAATGCTGAAATACATATAAGTATTTGTTCCCCAACGAGCCGCCTCCGTTGGCAGCTTTTAGTTTAATGTCACTCATGCGTAATAAAATCCATAAATGTGGATGAGTCTTTTAGCACCATCATAAACATTATCGGCATTAAGGGCGGAACCATCTCCATCATAGAATAGTATTTTAGACCAATTTCCGCCTATGTACATTGTTATCGGTGCAGTATCACCACTACCAGACCCACCCCAATTATCTGCAAAAACGAAATTCGCACCACCAGGTCTTAGGGAGGACGAAGTAAAAGGTAAGCCTTCTAGGTATATATTGCTTCCAGTTACAGTAGAAGAGGTCATCTGTACTCTTGCTGTAAAAGTAACTAAATTTCCTACTTTTGTATAATCTCCACTTGTATTTGAATAAGTTGAAGCTGTTACTGCATTTGTATTATATACAGGTGTCCAGCTCCCTTCTTCATAGTCGTCAAGAAGTTCAGATGACATGGTGCCACTTCCATCTGCTGTAGCACTAAAGTCAATACCGTGACCATTAGTTCCTATTACTAGATCACCGTCAGATATTTCTACATTTCCATTACCAAATACTTCTAAAACGTTTGTACCTCTACCTGCAACATTAAAAATAGTAGAACCTGTTGCATAATAATTAGCATCAATAAAGGTTGCTCCTCCATTCCTACCGTCTGCACCTGCGTTATTATTACCTAAAACTTTAAACGAAGATGCTGTAGTACCGTCTGCTGGAACTACTTCAAACCCATCATTATTAGAGTTTTTATTTGGTGTAACGGAAAGTTTGTTGCCATCAAAGGTAAGATTTGCCTCACCTTGAATAGCGTTTGCTCCTGTAACAGTAGTAATGGTGTTATCGGTTGAGCCTGTTAAAGCTGGAGCTGAAGGGTTAGCTGTAGCACTTGTAGCTATACCATCTAACTTCGTCTTATCTGCTGCTGACATTGAGCCAGGAACACTGGTAGTAGCAGCAACTAATTTGCTACCTGCTATAGCCGCATCAGATTTAACGTCAGCGTTAACGATAGAACCATCTTCGATTCCACCAGAGTTAACTTTGTTGAGTGCGTTTGCCATGGTTAGTCTGCTGCCTCCGGTGTGTTACCTTCTGCTACCCATTCTAGGTACTCTTGGTATTTTGAACTTTCAGAATTAAAGTTAATCCAATATCTTACTTCTCCTTGAGTAAGGATTACTTTGTCGACTACACCTGTGTCGATATTTTTAGCTAATTTGTATTTAGCCATAATTAAAGTTCCGCATCATAGCCCAGTTTAGCGGCTGCGTTGTTAATTCTCAATAGAGATGCCTGACCTACTGTCAATCCGCTTACATCATCTTCAAAAGCTACTTCTGCCATGTTAAGTCTTTCATTCCCACCATAAACACTGTCTGGGTAGTCGTTTGTTGCTCCATGTTGAAGAATCCTCCAATAATTAGTTCCAGAAACCTCAAAAATATCAGGAATTGTCCTCATTGTTGTTGGAAAATAAACCATAGCTCTTGCGCTACCTGCTCCATAATTAAGACAAATAGCAACCGTTGCTACAGCGCTATCAGCTCCAGAAGCTACCAGATAAAAATACCTCTGACACTTAGCTAATTCATCACCATACGATCTATGTTCAAAATCCGTCGCATAATCCGAGGCTTCCATCTGCACACCTGTTATATATAACTCATTGCTTGTAGAATCCGCCATGTTGACATTTAAACCTGCGGCTCTGTCGGTTGCATCGTAAGCTTCCCAACTCGTAGGAACGGAACCCGAATTAGTATTACTTCCAGAAGTAAACCACCATTCTAAATAAAGTCCTTCACCATTGGTGTTATATAATTCTCCGTTGCTGGTTTCAGTTGGGAATGTTATTTCTTTCCTTTCCCAAGTATTAGCACTGCTGACTGTATATTGAGCACCAACCATTCTGGAATTATTAATATCTCTCCAATTAACTTGATAATTTCCTGTCTTATTTGTCTTAATCCAAAAAGATAGAGTGGCACTTACAGCCCTAGAAGTACCTTTACCGAATCTCTGTACATCATAACCCTCGCCTTTATAGATAACTCTAAAAGTATCAGTAGCGGCAAGACTTGAATCGGCTGTTGTGCACTCAAGTTTCATTGAGTTCATGAAACCGCCTGGTTCGTCGGTGCTTTGACTCATTGTATATTCGGCTGCTCCACCAATACTCGTCGACCACCTATCAAGAGTGCGAACACCGCCTACACTGCTACTTACAGTTCTCGAGGTCGATCTCTGACTTATCATCATCCCACCGTTTATGATGACGTTTCTATTGCTTAAGCTATTAGTAATCTTTGCCGTGCAAGTTCCATCACTAACAAGCGTAATGGCATTTCCATTAGCTCCTGCGGAATCTGATATGGCGTTGACTTTAAGTTGGCTCATGCTGGTGTACCTATTGCTGTAATACCGATTGAAGGTTGACTGAATTGAGAACTTGAAGAACCATCCCAATAATAGGTTTCATGAAGTTTTTGTTCAACTGTACTTGCATATTCTCTTGCCGTGATTTTTAAGGTTTTTCCTGAACTCCAGCTAGCTTGCCTGCCTGTAGCCGTAACAGCCGAACCTCCTATATTTAGACTCCAAGTAAAATCTATTTGATTTTCACTTCCACTGTCGGCACCACCGTTACTAGTCCTAGCATTTGTTACTTCATCACTATCTACAAAGAATTTAAAATGTGCTCTAGTATGTATATCACCATCTCTAGCCCAATGATATTTAAATCTGTAAATTACTTGAGTAGTTCCTGCTGGCGGTGTATATGCAATGGATGATCCAGTTACATCAGCATAGGTAGTAGTTAAATTTTGAGCAGCTGATACATTCGCTACTGTATAAGTACCGCTAGGCACTGTTATGGCTGAACCATCACAAGGCGAGAAAAATTGTTCTAATACATTCCCATGATTGATTTTTCCAGTACCTACTGTATTCGGTAACTTCAGCTCCAAATCAGATGCAGGATTCGTTGCAGGAGCTGCGATGCTCATGCTATTTCCTGATGCGTGTGGGAATTTAAGACTTCCCATGTTAAGTATCTCCTAGACGAATAAAGATAACGTTGGTTTGCATCCCACCACTAACAGTTGTAGTTCCTCTAACAGCACTCCCTGAACCAATGGAATCTGCATAAAATTTAACTTTAATAGTACCTGTATTAGTTACATCTATAAATGAAAAACTTATAGCACTTCCTGTCCTACTTCCTCCACTACTATCGTTGTTACCATCGATAGCAGATCCATTATTTGCGTATGAACTGCCACTATCCAGTGACACTTGCGTATATATAATAACATTGTCAGAATCATTACAATTAAATTGACCATTACAAATAACTAACCATTTACCAGTACTGGGAAAAGTCCACACCTCACTAGATACTTCCATTCCCGTACCAATTTGACTTGCCGATCCTGTCCACGTAGCCGAAACCCTAGTAAAATTAGTTAAATTACCGTTGGATGATTTGTTTTGGCTTAAATACCACTGGTCAAATTCTGTTATTCTTGTGACACTATCTGCCACCATATCGCTATCTACTATTCCATCAGGTAAGCCGCCTACAGCTAACCCTCCGATTGTGTTCGCTGATCCGTCGAGAACTAAAGCCATAATAAGATTCTAACTGATAACCCAGCGTCCGTTAACAGTAACAGTCGCATTGTTTGTGATTGGACCTACAGAATGTGCTCCTTTTGTTGAGGCTATCGTGTAGTTGTTTGAAATGGTTAAATTGTTTTCCCACAGAACACCATCAGCGGTAGCTGCTACAACATCAGCCCATTCAGGGTCGTTGGCTCCTATCTTAAGATATTGACCGGATGTACCCTTAGCTAACCTTGCGT